CCGGCCGTGGCGTTCCGAACGGTCTGGACTCGATCGTGGTCAAGCATGGCGGCGGCGGCGACGTGCAGCAGGGTCGCTCGGTGCTGGCCTTCAAGAGCTACGAGCGAGGCCGCGAGAAGTGGCAGGGCGAAACGCTGGAAGGCGTGTGGGCGGATGAAGAGCCTCCGCTCGACATCTACGCTGAGGGCCTGACCAGGACGAATGCGACTGGCGGCATAATTATCGTGACCTGCACTCCTCTGCTCGGGATGACCGAGACGATCATGCGGTTCCTCACGGCTGACGACATCGACCGCTTTACGAAGGAACACTCTCGTGATGAGCGAACGAATTAAGGCGCGCATCGAGATAGACACCAGCGGATGCTGGATCTGGCAGGGCTCGGTAGATACCCGAGGTTATGGCAGCCTTAGAGTGGGTGGACGGGTGCAGCGAGTGCATCGTGTGGCTTACATGCTGTGGGTTGGTGACATTCCCAAGGCTACAGGTCATCACGGCACCGTAGTTATGCACACATGCGACAACAGGCGATGCTGCAACCCAGGTCACCTACGTCTCGGCACGCAGAAGGACAACATCCGCGATATGGAAGCCAAAGGGCGGGCCAGGCACCACGCAGGTTCGGAGAACGGCAGAGCGGTTCTGACGCCCGAGCAGGCATCAGCCATCCGTGCCGATGCTCGCAGTCTTAGCCAGATCACCGCCGACTACCCCGTGTCGCTGGGGGCTATCCAGCGCATCAAGGCCGGAAAGGCTTGGGCGTGTCTTCCTTCGTGACGTTCATGACGATCGATGACGCGGAGCACTACACGCCGCAAGAGCGCGCCGCCATTATCGCCGCCTATCCGCTGCATGAGCGCGATGCGCGCGCCAGAGGCATTCCGGTACTCGGCTCCGGCCGCGTGTTTCCGATCGCTGAAGAGGAAATATCCGTCGAGCCCTTCAAGCTGCCACCGTTCTGGCCGCGCCTCGGAGCGCTCGACTTCGGCTGGGATCATCCGAGCGCTGCCGTCGAGCTCGCCTACGACACCGAGAGCGACGTGATCTTCGTCACGAAATGTTACCGGGCGTCGCAGCAGTCACCAGCCATGCAGGCAATCACGCTAAAGCCCTGGGGCGATTGGCTGCCATGGGCGTGGCCGCGTGACGGGCACCGCGAGACGCTGGAAGGCGCCGGCATCGCGCTGGCCAGGCAGTATCGCGAGCACGGGCTGAGGATGCTGGGCACCCATGCGCAGTTCAAGGACGGCTCGGTGTCGGTCGAAGCCGGGCTGATGATGATGCTTGATCGAATGCAGACAAACCGCTTCAAGGTGTTCTCGACGCTCAACGACTGGTTCGAGGAGTTCCGGCTGTATCACCGGGCCGAGGGGCGTGTCGTGAAGCTGCGTGACGATTTGATGAGCGCAACTCGCTATGGCGTGATGATGGTCCGCGAGGCGGTCGTCGAGCCCAGGGTGCTGCGCATGGCGAAGGGCCCGACCAGGCCGCGGTTCGCGGATCCGCTTGCCGACTTCAGATAGTTCAACAGGAGACATGAGATGACGGTGCGTTGGGCGGTGATCATCACCACGGATGCAGGCGAGGAAGAGGTTTCCGACATCAAGCAGATGGAGGAAGGCGCTGAGCCGGACCTCGATGAATCGGCCAATGCGATCGCTGAAGAGGTGGAAGCCGGTGTCGAGATAGGCATGATCCGGGGCGGCCCGGTGGGGTCGGTCGGCGGCTTTGGCTGGCGCGAAGGCGATCGAAGGGCTTATGTGGATGAGACTGAGCCGGTGGTTGAGCCCAGCGTGTTGACCATTACGAGCCCGGAAGAAGGAGCTACGGTCCCGGCCGTGCATGACATCATCGGCATCGGAGCGGGAGCTGACGCGGACGTTGAGTTGTGGAGCGATCCTGAACTCAGTGCCCCGAACGCCACGACGGTGGCCGATGCCGAGGGGAACTGGGGCTTCACCGGCGACACGCCGGCGACGCTCGGCGACGTCACCTGGACCGTTCGTTCCGGCGGCTCGGAAGCGTCGGTAAACATCCATGTCGTGGACGAGCCCGAGCCGCAGTCGGGACGGAAGACGCTCAAGCGGAAGGAATGAATGCCGGTCCTGCTCATTCAGGGTTTCACCATCTTGGCGGTATGAGGTTGCATGATCAAGTGCGAATGGAAATGGGTTGATGACCCAGCCGCGGAGCTAGAAACCGAGGCAGAAATAAGGGCATCGGACTTGTCTGTCGGCGAAAAGATCAGGCGGCTCGAGCAACTATATCGGACGGAAATCTTGGCGCATGCCGCCGCTCGCGGAATGAGGACGGCAACCCTGAGAATGGAACTGCCGCGCCGCGAATGACCGCCCGCATCGTCGGCGGCTGCCTTAGAGATCTCTCGTACGTTGCTAGCCGGCTTCGGCCAGACGACCACGCCGAGGTGAGTTGTCAGATCCCGGGCTGGACGCCCGCTGGATTGGCTCACAGCGCCCTTGAGGGGCTCGCCTACGCGGTTTTGCTCGATGGCAACCCGGAAGCAGCCTTCGGGGCACGAGAGCAGCGTACGGGGCTGTGGATAGCCTGGAGCTGGGGAAGCAAGCGGATGCACCGCTGCGTGCCCGCGATCGTCAGGTTCTTCTATGCGGTGCTTGGGCCGGACGTCGTGGCCGCTGGAGCGCACCGTGTCGAGGCCAGGGCGCTTGCTGGCAACGATTTGGCAGTCCGGTTCCTGAAGCGCCTCGGTGCCACGCAGCGATGCCTGCTGCCTTCCTACGGGATGAATGGCGAAACGTTCGTTTTATGGGACTGGACCAGAGAGAGCTGGTCTCAAGCTACAGGAGGCGACCATCTGCTTTTTCTCGACTCCGAAGCCACCGCCGCTGCCGCCGATGCCGATCGTGCCCTCCGTCAACATGGAGGAGGTGCGGGCGCGCGAGCAGCGGGAGCGTGCGCAGATCGCGCTGTCCGGGCAGGGAACGGGCGGGACCGTGAAGACTGACCTGGCGCCAGCGGCGGTAGCCGGGACGCAGCAGCCGCAACGTCGCGTATTACTTGGTGTTTAGGCGATGGCACAGCTGAAGATGGGCCAGCGGGCGGCGATCGAGCGCGTGACGAAGGCTGCGCTGCAGGAGCCGCGGAAGCGTCAGCTTGATCCGCTCTCGCCGCGCGTTGCGGGGCTTGAGGAAGCGGTTGAGGCGCTGGAGGCACCGGCCCCTGCCCGGGAGGCGCGGATCGCCGTGCTGGAGGAAGCCGTGGTGGCGATGCAGGCAGCGGTCGCCAGGCTCGAGGCGCGCGTGGTCGAGCTCGAGGGTGCGCAGCCATGACGGCGATGCAGCGCAGCTTCCGCAGCCGTGGCGGCCTGCCGTGGTGGTGGTGGCGGCATCATGCCAACCGGCGCGCCAGGAGCGAGGACGACGGCGAGGACTACTACGGTGCCGGCACGCCAGCCGGCGTTCTGCTGGGCGACGAGGAGGCCGGACTGGCCATCGACTTCGCGCAGAACTCCGCCCTGGTTCGTTGGCCAGCGTCTCCAGGAAGTCAGTTTTCCGGGATACCATCGGCATTGCTGACCTACACCTCGCCGTCGAGCAAGTATGTCTGCAGTTCGGCTGGCGTGCTGATGGCGGGCACAACGCTTCGGACTGACCATGACTTCGCGACGCTGGCGCCAATCGGTCTCAGGATCGAGGAAGCCCGGACCAACGTCGTCCTGCACAATCGCGACCTGACGAACGCGGCCTGGGTGAAGACCAACATTACTGCGGCCAAGGACCAGACCGGCGTCGACGGCGTCGCCAATTCAGCATCTTCGATTACGGCCACCGCAGCCAACGGCACCTGTCTTCAGACCACGGCCATCGCCTCGAGCGCCCGCTGCCAGTCGGCCTACGCCAAACGTCTCGTCGGGTCAGGCACTGTCGAGATGACGCTGAACGGCGGCACGACATGGACCGCGATCACCATCACGGCCAACTGGACCCGTGGCGATGTGCCGACGCTGACGCTGGCCAATCCGGTCGTCGGCTTCAGGCTGGTGACATCGGGCGACAAGATCGCCGTCGATCTCGTGCAGAACGAGAACGGGCTGGTGGCTACCTCACCGATCGCCACGACCACGACCGCCACTGCCCGCGTCGCTGACAACATCAGCCTGCCGTTGACGGCCTTCCCGTTCGATATCAATGCTGGAACCCTGCACTGTGAGTTCTTCAACAACACGGTTCCCCGCGCCAACGACGCCATCTGGGGGATCACCGGAGCGGGCAGCGTTGCCGCCACGCAGTGGTCGCTGATCCGCCAGCCGACTGTGTACACTTCCTATGCCTATGCCGATGGCGCGCAGGTAGTCGGGCGCCCGTTCAACAATCT